GAGATTAGAACTATTTCTGCTACTAATAATGTTTTTGCTAAGGTAAAAGTTGCAGAAACATTTCCGATACAATTTGCAATTTATGATCTTGCAGAATTTTTAAATGGGTTGAGTTTGTTTGAAGATTCTGAACTTGAGTTTGGAAATTCGCAATATTTAACTATTAAAAATAATCGCACTAAAATTAAATATTTTTATTCCGATCCTGATTTGGTGACAAACCCACCTCAAAAGAATATTGCTCTTGATAGTCAGTTTTCTTTTAAACTCAGTACACACATGCTGAAGTCCTTGAAGAAAGGATCATCAGTTTTTGGTCTTCCTGATCTATGTTTAAAGTCTGATGGTTCCGAAGTTCATTTAGTTGTTGTTGATGTTGAAGATGTAACTTCTAATACAATGTCTTATGTTGTTGGGAAATCCGATACTCCAATTGACTTTAAATTTAAAATGGAAAATATTAAAGTAATCTCTGGAGACTATTTGGTGCAGGTTGCTATCTTTGATGTTTCTACTGGTAAAGGTGCTGCACAGTTTATTGAAGAGAGTAGAGATCTAGAGTATTTCATTGCTCTTGAACCTCGTAAAAATTCTAGAAATATTAAGTATTAATTTGCAAATTTATTATGAATGGTAATGATTTTATTTGGTTTGAGAAATACAGACCAAAAACTATTGATGAATGTATTCTTGATCAAAGAACTAAAGATACATTCAATAACTTTTTAAAAGAGGGGCAGATCCCGAACTTGCTTTTGCATGGAACTGCTGGTATTGGTAAGACTACAGTAGCAAGGGCATTGTGTGAACAACTTAATGCCGATTATATTGAAATTAATGGATCCGACGAAGGTAGAACACTTGAAACAGTACGAAACAAAATCAAAAATTTTGCATCGACCGTCACATTATTTGGTGAATCAGACCACAAGGTCATTATTGTTGACGAAGCTGACAACACAACCAGCGATGTACAACTCGCTCTACGGGCGAACATTGAGAAATTTCATGGTAACTGTAGGTTTATTTTCACCTGTAACTACAAACAGAAAATTATTGAACCCCTCCACTCCAGATGTGCAGTCGTCGATTTCCAAATCACTGGAAAAGAAAAGAAGAAACTCGCACGTCTGTTTTTCGACCGTCTCAGGTTTATACTTGAGGCAGAAGGCATACAATATGATGAAAAAGTTATTCCCCAATTAATTATAAAATTCTTTCCAGATTGGCGTAGGATTCTTAACGAATGTCAGAAATATTCTATTGGTGGTGTGATTGATAGTGGGATTCTTTCAACACTGTCTGAGATTAAATTTAATGAGTTAACTACTGCATTAAAAAATAGGAGGTATAAGACTGTACAGAAATGGACTGCTTCTAATTTAGACAATGAACCATCTCATATTTTTAGATCTATCTATGATAATCTATATGAGTTTTTTGAAGAATCCGATGAATCTATTCCAAGGGCAGTTCTTATTCTTGGTAAGTACCAAGATATGGCACCTCACGTTGCAGATCAAGAAATTAATCTTATGTCTGCCTTTACTGAAATTATGTACGAATGTAAATTTAAATGAATATTGATTGGAATCTTTTTGATTGGGAAGAAATCTTTGGAACCGCTGTTGCTTGTGACGGTTTGAAGAGAGCACAAGTCCGAGGTCTTCGTACTGAAATTGTTGAACTTGCTATTGAAAAGTATAGTGGTAAACAATTGAAGTACGTTGGCATGAATGATAAACTTGGTCATGATTTTTTGACTAATGATCCTTTGCCTTTGATACGAATTGAATGTAAGATGCAAGACAAAATGTTTCAACCAATAGCAAAGAAAACAAGACCAATCACTTTGAAAAACTTTGCAGGTAATGCAAAAGATACAATTGAAAAGACATTTGATTATATGCTTATGCTAGATCCTGTTAGAATGCAAGTAGGTTATACTACTTTTGAAAACAGTGTTGAACACCATAAATTTCAAAGTTCTAATGTGAGTGTGCAAGTAGATCATTCTCATATTACTTGGGTTTGCTCTGGAATTATTCCAAAGCAAAAACCAGAAATAGCAAAAGCACTTAATATTCTTCTTACGGATCTTATTTGATGGCACTTATTAAAACACCACTCAGATATCCTGGTGGAAAGTCCAGGGCAATTAAATATCTTAGTCAGCACCTACCTCCCATTGAGAACTATCGTGAACCGTTTCTAGGAGGCGGTTCTATGGCGCTCTACGTGACCCAAAAGTGTCCTAACGCTAAGGTATGGGTGAACGATCTGTATCGTCCTCTCTACGCCTTCTGGAAGACCTTACAGACGCACGGAGAGAAGTTGTCTGCTGATCTTAGGGAACTTAAGACTGAACTGGGTGAGAGTCCTCTTGCTCATAAAGAAGCATTTCTAAATGCAAAGAGTGCTCTTGATGGCGATGATGAGTACGTCGTGGGATTTAATTTTTATGTAGTTAATAAGTGTTCTTTTAGTGGACTGTCTGAGTCATCTTCATTCAGTGAGCAGGCATCACGTCAGAACTTTACTTTTCGGGGTATAGATAAACTACCAGCAATATCTGAACTTATACAGTATTGGCAAATTACTAATTTAAATTATACTTATCTAATGCATAGTGATGGCGAGTTTGTATTTCTAGACCCTCCATACGATATCAAAGATTCGTTGTATGGCAAGAAAGGTAATATGCACAAAGGATTTGATCATGAGATGTTTGCAGGATACTGCAATAACTCTGATAATAAGTGTATGATTACTTACAATTCTGATATTTTTGTTAAAGATCGCTTTCCTGGTTGGTATCAAAAAGATTGGAATCTTACTTATACTATGAGATCTAATGTAAAATATACCAAAGAACAGAAAAAAAGAAAAGAACTTTTATTACTTAATTATGAAATACACTCACAGTTTGACGGATTATTTGAAGACAATTAATGAGACAAAAGTTAATTTGATGGATGGTGATGACCCAGGATGGGAAAAAAATTATCCGGCATGGGTTGTCATGAAATGTCTTTCTTCACATATTGATACTATTCTACTGGCAAATCAAATGAATCTTTATTGGAATTTGCCTAATAAACTTCAATATGATTTCTTTATAAATATCGTTAGGAAGAGAAAACGTTTCTCCCCCTGGGAAAGTAAAGTAAAATTAGATGATCTTGAATCTATCAAGGAATATTATAATTATAGTACTCCAAAAGCACAAGAAGTTCTAAAGATACTGAATAAAGAACAGATTGAATTTATTAAATCAAAATTAAAACGTGGAGGAAAGGCATAATGTCTCAAGTTGCCGAAGTACAATGGACCCGTGAGAGTATGGTTGAGGTTAAAATCTCTCAACCTGATGACTTTCTTAAAGTAAGAGAAACACTTTCAAGAATTGGTGTTGCATCACGCAAAGAAAAAAAACTTTACCAGTCTTGTCATATTTTACACAAGCAAGGTAAATATTACATTGTTCATTTTAAAGAACTGTTTGCACTAGACGGCAAAACAGCAAATCTTACATTGAATGATATTCAACGTAGAAATAGAATTACTCAACTTCTTTCTGATTGGGGATTGATTACTATTGTCAATGTTGATAATATACTTGACATTGCACCACTCAATCAAATTAAAGTTCTTTCTTATAAAGAAAAAACTGAATGGGTATTGGAGTCAAAATATAACATTGGAAAGAAAAAACCAATTGCGGCATAAATAGTATGTCGAAGTTTTTTCAGGCAATGCTCAAAAAAGACCAAGAAGGTTTTCAGTGGTGGGACGAAGGTGTCTCAACATTGGTGAGAGTTATAATCTTATTATGGGCAGGTGGTATTTTGACTTTGAATTATGTTACAATTCCCAACTGGGAACAAAATAAAATAGACCCCACATTCATTGCTAGTGTTTTTACTGGTACTCTTACAACTTTTGGAGTAACTGCAGCTAAAAATAATAGTGAACGGAAAAAGAAAAAAGAGGAGGATGAGGACGATGCAAAAATTAGTTAACGGAATTGCTCTGTTGTCTGGACTGGTATCATTATCAGTTGTAGGCGGCGGAGCATATCTTTATTTAAATAAAGACACTCTTATTGAAACTGCTAGAGAGTCTGCAATAGAAGCAGTAACTAAAACAATTACTGAATCATTACCAGGTATGATTAAATCATCTTTGCCTGAGATGCCAGTACCAGTAGAACTGCCAAAACAGACTGGCGGTGTATTGCCTTTCTGAAAATTATATGAAAATTGTTAAATAGTACTGAATTGAAATATGTTACTAATATGGCTAGATCAGTACCGGCAAAGAAAAGGAGAGACAGTCAAGATAAATTTTTCTTGTATGTAATATTTTTTCATCTTTTTACTGCAATTTCTAATATATTTAAAGACGACTAATGCCTGAAATTCGTAATGTAGAGATTCGGTCTATTGGAGAAATTGGTATTCCACCAATTAGAAGTTTATTTACTGGACTACCAGAACCAATAACTACCAAA